TTCAAATCTCTTACACCTAATGGTTTTGCTTTCTCAAATTCTCCCTTTTCATTTTGAACCATATAAATAATCTTTTCTTTAACAATTACCTGTTTAGCAAGTTTCTCTTCAAGAGGTTTTGGAGGTCTTCCTCCTTTTTTCTTTTTAATAGGTTCTGCCTTTACAGGTTCTACTACTTCTTCCTTAACAACTTTTTTCTTTTTAACTTTTTTCTCTTCTTCGGGTGCTGTCTTAATGACTTCTAATACAACTTCCTTATCATTCGTTTCTATTGGTTCAATGCTTTCGTCGCTACTGCTCTCTTCTTTATCAGTCATTATACTATATTAAAAGATTTTAATTTTAAATAAATGATTAAAAACTAATTAAATTACTGTTATATAACATATAATTTTATGTTATATACCAATAAAAGGATTTTTCCTACAAAATTAATACTAATTAAAGTTATATAAAATTATGTTGTATTTATCTATATATGCCTGATATAGATAAAGAGATAGTAGAGATTTTACAACCCGATTTTATGAAATTTTATGCTATGCTTATCAAGCAAGAAGAATTCCCCGAAATGTTAAAAGACCCTGTATGTAATGGGGAGGATGATATTGTATATTTTTTGAATTGTTATTTACAGGGTGTATTAGAGCATAAGAAAGGACTAACTCTTTTGTATAAGAAAATAGTAGGTGGAGGATATTGTAAAAAAAAAACTAATAGATTTCTCTATCAGTTATTAAAATTAAAACATAAGACCAAATATAAACTATGGTCTTGGAATGAAATACAGGATTTTAATATAGACTATGACCCCTCTATTAAAACCACTACAAATTATACGATAGATTAATCAAAATCACTATCAGTATCACTATCAATCATTAAATCTTCTTCTTCACTACTCATATCTTTGTCTTTCAATTCGTCTTTTGTTTTCCACCTTACACCCATATAACAACCTCTTTTCCTTAATTTCATTTTAGTTCTATTATAAGTTAAACTCATAATTTTCATTTTATCTAATAAACATTTTTCTGTAATTTTACCGTCTTCGTCTGTTTTGTATTTTTGTATAATTTCTGCTTTACCTAAACATTCACCTTCTTGCTTTACTGTGTTTAATTCAAACCAAGTTTTAAAATTATCATTAGTATCCATAGCATTTTCTTTTGCTAATTCAAATTCCTTAGGAACAGGTCTTAATCCTTTATTACAATATTCATTTGCGTATTCTAATAGCAAAAGTGTGAAATCCAATTTCATATCAATTATTTTATCAAATAACGCTTTATCTGCTTTGAATTCCTTTTTCTCAATATTATCTTCTAAATTATCACGAAATTTAGATTGAAATTCAACTTGTCTATATCTTCTCATACCACCTTCATCAACCTTATCAAATTCAGGTGTATGATTTGTTAGTAGAAATCCTTTTGCTGTAAAGTTTAATGTCTTTGTAGTTCCAAATAGAACCTCATTCTCACCCGAAGCACCGTCGCTTAATATTTTAAGTGCTTGTGTATCAATTTTCTTTTGTGAAGACATTTCCTCTAACCATACAATTCTATACTTACTGAATATAGGAATAAATTTATGTTTCTTATCAAAATTTTCTTCAAGTAATTTTGAATTACAAGTGCTTACATATTGAGGTAATATTTCTGTAAGAATTTCCATAATAGTTGATTTACCATTACCCGCAATTTGTCCTACTAAGAAGTAGAATGCTTTTTCTTTACGAGGGTCGCCACATAGAGCATAAGACAATACAGATAAATAATAATCTAAATGTTCCCAATTACAATTACAGTTCTTAAATAATTGTTGTTTAATGAATGCTCTATTATCAAAATTTACCGTTTCACTGTAATTGAAATTTAATCGTTTTGTAATATAATCATTAGGGAAAATCCCTTCTCTAAAAGAGTTTTTTTTAATATCAAAACAACCATTCTTAAAGAACATTTTATAAGGGTTCATATCTAATTGAGTTTCAAATTCGTCATTCAACAAATATTTTTGTAAATGTTTGAATATTTGTTTATTCAAAGCACCGTCTAATCTACTCATTAATTTTTTATGTTCCTTAATTCTTTTTTCTTGTTGAGAAACTTTCTTTTCTTCTTCTTGTTCCTTTAAGTAATCTAATCTTTTTTGTTCTTTAACTAATTGTTTTTCAACTGCTTTTTTTAGAAATGGACTTAAATATCCACAAGGTTTTTTAACTTTAATCCATAAATTATGTTTATCTAATACAAACCATTCGTCATTACAAAATACAATATCACTTTTAATATATTTCCAAATTTTAGTAGCAACAGTATCAGCACAATCACAATCTTCAATTCTAAGTGTTAGTAAATTATATTTGTAATCTGTTAGAATTTTATTTACTAAATCTAAATTTACATTACCCATTTGAATACAAGTATTCATAGGTTTCTCAATCCATTCAATACCATATTCTTTTGATATATCATTAAGTTTATCTAAATCACAATCATATCCATTAAACCCGTCAAACATAGGAATACTGACTTTATCTTTGAAAAGACACATTGCTTTTTGTAGTAATTCATTTTCATAGTAGTATAATATACTACATTGTTTAGTAGATAAAGGATTTTCCTTATCTTCAACTTCATATTTTGAATGTATTTTATCTTTTTCTAATTCAATTAATTCTTCTTTATTTTCAAATATTTCTGTAATTAATCTATCTATATTCTTATTCTTATTTTTATAAGGTTTATCAATATTGAATAATGAGATAATTTTTTGTTTTGTAGTTTTATTCTCTTTTAGAAATTCAGTTCTATTTTTACAATAATTTTCCAATTCAGTATGAGGTAAATTATGTTTTTTGTAAAGATATAATAATAATGTAGGATTACAATTCTTCATATCATAATCTTTAATCTTACTATCAATAATGAAATTCTTAATATCTGTTTGAAAATTTTGTAATCCTGTATCTGCTTCTACATATACTCTATTACAATAACTCTTAAAGTATTTACGCTGAATTTTAGAATTTCCTTCAATCAACATTTTACAAATTTCATTTTTAATATGATAGTAATAATTCAAGTCAGTAATAATTCCTTTTTCTAAAAGTTCTTCTGCTGGAATAGTAATAAAGTATCTACATTTTTCAATATTAATATAATCATAATAATTTTGAGAGGTCATATACTTTGTGTTTAGATTTTTTTTTTCCATTTTATTAATATGACGATATAACTTTATATGCTTTTATCTACATTATATTTCAAATCAATTTTATAAAATATTTTGGAAATTTCTAATTTATCAATTCAAGACTTTGAATAAATTGAAAAACAGGTAATAGTTTTTTAATCTCTTTCTTATATTCCTTAACTAATTCAATGTCTTCTACTTTGATATTAAGATTATAATTTTTCGCCCAAAAGTTTATAAACTTCTGTTCTCTATCATATTTTTTACGACATTCCTTTTGTTCTTCGGGTGTAGTCCAATTATACTTGCGAATATTCGGCATATCTATATGTATATGTGAGATATTTTTTATATGCTTTTATTCTAATATATAAATTACATATCTATGAAGGTAAGTTTTAATACAACTTCACAAGGAAGCAACTGTGCTGGATTAATATTATCAGCACTTCTTAATGAAGGTATTGAATTAGCGTCTGCTGGGTCATCTGTGTAATACATTCTCTCAATATGTATTTGACTTGGTAATTGATTACATACAAAACTCAAACTATCATTTTGATTGAAAAATCCTGAGTTAGTGCTTTCGCTTTGTGTCCCATTAGTATTTACTAAACTCATAGTGCCTAATATCATACCCCCGCCTCCTGTTAATGTATCTTCGCCTTCCTGTATAATATTACTTCTAATAACTAATTGAGGAATATTATTTGGAATAATTCTTTCAGTAGCATTAACTGCTCCCGCATTAAGAGTTTGTTGAGTAATCTGCGACCACCCAGATATTACTTCAACTAAACAGCGACCTAAATTGATTAAGTCTTGGTCTAAATTATATTTAAATCCTGCTTTATCTGTATCAATAGTAATTTTTGGATTACTTGTAGCATTATTCAATCTTAGTATTTTAACATTAGACATTTATATTATATTATAATATAATATTTTTATTATTAAATTATAATTCAAAAAAAAATATTATATTAATCTTCTTTTTTCTTTAAAGCATATTCAAGTGAATTTTCATCTTTAATCTTTTGAAGTTCTTTATCAACCACAGATAAATGATTATCTCTCTTCTTCTCTTCTAAATATTCCTCTTTACTCATAGTCTTTACTGTATCATAATACATTTTCTTTGCTAAAATTTCAGTCATTACAGACGGATATTCCTGATAGTTCTTATTTACAATTTCATTTAAAAATCTAATTAATGAAATCTTATCGCTGTCCTCAACCCAACTATCATCTATTTCAAAGTTTTCTTCACTATCCTTATACCTGTCTATTAGTTCTTGCCTATAATCTATATCAGGGTCATATTTATCAGCACTATTTAATTCATAGGGAGTAAATGGTTGTAAATCTTTTTCTTTATTTATTGGTTCAATAGAATTTTCTTCGTTTTCTATTTCCATTATAATATATTAAAACATTTTTTTTTTAAATAAATAAACTAATTTAGAATGAGCGTTCTACAAGACCATTGACATTTAATACCCAAACACAATCGTAAAGGCAGAATGTAGTAGCGTCCTGTGCGTCAGGAGCATTAGCACCGAAATCTATTTCAACTGTTGAAGGAGCAGAAGAACCAGCGGTGTTAAGACCTAAATTTACAAGGCGGTCATCACTGAAACGGACAAGGGAAATACATAATGAACCACAAGCAGGATTAGCAGAACCATCCTGTGTAGCGGTTTTAACAAATGTATCTCTCCTTACAGCAGTTGTTTTAGAGTGTGTATGTCCGTGAGGAGCAAGTGCTTTTGATGCCTCCATATAAACTCTTGAAACATTAAATCCTTGTGATGCTTCAACATTATTAATATCAATTTGGTCTTGTGGATACTGACTTCCCATCAAACGATAGACATATCCTACCACATTAGTAATGTTAGTATCAGTTAATATATTAGACCTCATCAAATTCATATTAGCAGAAGGTCGCATAAGAGTAATCATAGAGTTCAATGAACGGTATGAAGCATTTAACTGTAAAGACTGTTTAGAAGCAATATTAGCAACGGTATTTATGATTGTTCCTACTGACTGCCCCACCCACATTGTAGGAGAACTCTGTATTTGACGAGTATAAGCACTCATTACACCTTCATCAAGAATTTGATAAACAGGAGCATAGAAACGGCATTCACTAACTGAATAATCAGTCGTTAGTTTATCATTATTACCAACACCCGCACCACCAATAGCAAGGAATGCCTGAATTCCCGAAGCAAGGGTTATTTCAATAGTGAATTGAGGAAGACCCTGAGGAAGTGCTTTGTTGAAATAAGAGTTTAAGAAACCTCCTTTTAGTTTTAAAGCAAGAACAGTATTTCTGCGGTTTGCTCCACCAGCAACAGCGAATTGATGACCTTGTGCCGACCAATTAATAGCAGGGTCGCTTCCACCATTTACAGCATTTTGGTATGTAATATCTTCTACACCTGAATTCCAAATTTGGTCGTATAAATGATATAGATTGTATCGGTCTATTGTTTCCACTTTGCCCGAAGCACCAGCAACGGAAATTTCAAGTTTATCAATTATAGAGGCGACATTACCATCAAGTCTGTAAGTATCAGTTCCAGCAGTATCAGTTATATTACTTGTAAGATTTAAATATAAATAAGATTTTGAAGTATCTAAAAATCCATCTGCCTGAACTGGAATAAGGATTTTGTTATTGCTATTAGAACCATACGAGGAACTTGTAGCGTCAAATCTGCTTAATCTCGTGCGTGAAGGTATAGCATCCGAACCAGTTATTGAATATCTCATAGACATAGGGAGTGAGTTTTCCATTATATAATATTAATTAAGAAAATAATTTTAAATTTTTAATCTTATAACTTATTATATATAAATGAAAATTATTGAAAATGATAAATTAAATAAAATTCCATTAATAAGTCAAAATGTTGATAATGCTTCTAATGTTGCTTATAAAGTTAATCCTCCATTAGAAGCAATGAATGGATTTTCATATATAGTTGGTTCAGCAGGTTCAGGAAAATCCAGTTTATTTCTTGCTATGTTATGTTCCCGACCTACTAAAAAGAAACCTAATGAACCCCGTTTCTATTATAAATACTTTGACCGTATATATCTATGTTCTAATTCTTTACAAAGTTTGCCTTTGGATAAATTAAATTTAAATGAAAATAGAATTCATAATAAATTTAGTGATGAAATATTAAATTCTATTATAGAAACTGAAAGAGAAGACGAAGAGAACAATAATTGTCTATTGGTATTAGACGATTGTATAAAACAATTGAAGAAAAATAGTGATGAACTTTGTAAAGTAATATTGAATAGAAGACATATTTTAACAAATCCCGAAGGTGAAGGTTGTGCTGGATTATCTGTATTTATATTAAGTCAAAGATATAATGAATTACCTTTAACATTTAGGTGTAATACAAGTTCTATCTATTTGTTTAGAACAGATAATAGAAAAGAATTAGAGTGTATAAAAGATGAACTAATGGCGGACTTAACAAAAGAACAACAGAATGAAGTATTAAAACTTGCTTGGAAAGATAAGTATAGTTTTCTATTAATATTAAATAACAAACCTACTAATGAAAGATATTATCAAAGGTTTAATAAAATAGTTATAGACCCTGTTGAAAAGGATTAATGTTATAAATATTATTAATATATTTTTTTTATTTGTATAAATATAAATGGAAAAAAAAAAAAACAAACCGATGTATAAACCAAAGAAAGATTTATCAGTTCTTCAAAAACGATTAATGAAGACCCATAAGAAATTTCATACTGAAAAACATATTAAGAAGATGAAAGAGTTAATGCTTAAAGGGCATTGCCTACAATCCGCTCACGACTTAGCAATGAAACAAATTGGAAAATAAAATATTGTATAAATTATATATATGGTTTATACTAATAAGCAAAAGTTTAACAAGAAATATGGTTTCAAATTAAATGAACCACATTCAATAAAAGAAATAAGTGATATAACTGGTTAT